TCATAATTTCTTCGACTGTAAAGTAGATATATACTCTTCCTTATCTATCCAATTATTCTTAAAGGACATTCCTGTTCGTTTTAAAAGCATGGAATAAAGGATAATTGCTTCCGCAGACAGTCCTTTAAATTCTTCTGCGTCCACCAATATTTCAGGTACTTTCAGAAAGTTAAATCGTTCTGCTTCTCTGTTATAGAAATAATCAAAGTCCATTGCTTCACCTCCTCCCTTATAAATTTGCAAAGAAAAAGACGATAGTTTTTTCTTCTATCGCCTTTGGTGACCATTTTTATGAACTTTTTTAAAGTTAAAAATATAGTTTATAATACTACCTTCTTCCATTTTCTGATTTTAGTTCGGAAAGTTCCAAAAGGTGCAACCGTATTTACATGAATAAACTTATACACTTCCCAAGTCGCTGTTTTAGTCGCTTCATCAGCCCACTTTCTCATATGCGGTTCAAATAATTCTTCCTCACTCAACGAATCAATCATTGCATAGATAGAATTAATATTTTCATTTAATTTTGCTTTCAACTCTTGCAGAGATAAATGAGCATAGGTATCCGTGAACCACTGATATAATTCACCAAGCTGATTCCATTTAAATTCATCCGATGGTGTTTTTACCTGAAGTCCCTTTCTTTCATCTTCTTCCCATTTAAGAACTAAGCTTGTCCAGCCAACCTGATATGAAAGGTTTTCTGCTGGAGTTCTATCAACTTCATCAACTCTCTTATCTTTTAAATTTTCTGGAATATTATCAAATTCTGAAATATATTTCTCAAATGCTTTATTTATTTCTTTTTTCAGCTCTTCTTTATTTTCGTATGTTCGCAAAAAAATCACCTCCATTCTGATTTATCAGTACCCTAAATTAAACAGATCTTATTTTCTCCTTTACCTCTTCAAAAAATATTATATTTCTATACCTTTTACGAATAAAGCTTTTCAAAGGCAGTGACTATTCTCAGAAATATTATGATTGTAAACAAGATTATATCTATTAACAACCACGAACTCTCTTCTTTTCTATTATTATACTACTTTTCTCTAAATGTTAAAATAAGGATATTATCTTATTGATTTAAAAATACTAACTTTAAAATATGTAGTATCAACATATAGAACTCACACTTCTATCGACCATCTTGGTGATATCAGAAAATCAAAAAAGTGGGGGCAAAACTATTCCCACAGACACCCTACCTGTCAGAACATTTTGCACCCCCTCTGCGTATGTGGGAATAAATTTTATACTTTACCGCTATCAATCCAACTACCTCACTTCAGATTGTTTGATTGATACTTCACCCAAAAATTCAAAAAAGGCTTGAAATCAAGGCTTTTCTAAACCCTGAAACGGTGGGCTTTATCCCTCTCTCACCAGCAGTCCGACTACCTCCACGTGTGGTGATAGGTCTTACCCATATTATGGAACGAAATAGATTCGGAATAATTCAAGATTATATTAAAGAACGAATCTACCTTTCCCAAAATGGCATAACAATATTGGTAAAGTTACTACTCCTGTGCCCTTTAGACTTATTACACTGTTCACAGGTTAGCTGCCAATTAGATGGATCATTGTTACCTCCATTTTGTAACGGAATAATATGATCATAATTTTCCTTTGTCACCGTCGTATGGGATTTTGATAAGTCACAACCACAAAGAGAGCACCTATTTTTATCTCGATAAATTATAGCGTTCTTTAACCAACTGGGTACATACTTCGTTCTCTTCAAGACCCCTTCTTCTTTAAGTAAATCGGAATAATTTTCTTCATTCAGCTCACAAATAAATCGAGCACATTGAAGATTAAACTCATACAAGAAATTTTTGTTCCAAAATAAGGTATTAAATACATCGTTAACGAATCTATCAAATGCTGATTCGATAAAAAATTGAAACAACTGATTAGCGTATTCTTCCAATTCCTCTGTTGAGTCTGAATCACCAAACTCAGAAATATCTAATTCGCCTATTTTTGAATAATCAATATCATAATTATCAAGAATTGAAGTCATTGATTTAATTTCTGGTATCGGAAAGTGTTTATCAAGAGCGTATCCTATAAAAAAGTCAATAATATATTCAATGTATTTATGTATCGCAGTAACTTTTTGTGGCTTTATCCAACACTCCAACACATCTTCATAATAATCTTGCAACCAAAATGCTACATCTAAAGACTGATCAGTATCAGTACTTGATCTAATAACTAAATAAGCGTACTCCATTACCACATTTAAATTTGGATTACTAATTCTATCCATATGTTTCTCCATAGCTTCAATATTACAATAATTTTAACACAAAAACACACAAGCTTATAATCCGTCAAGAATTTCCAAAACACAAATGCAATGTTATCGTATCAACATGATGGCCTTTCACCATCAGCAGTATTACCATAATTGAATATTAAATTTTTTTGATGATAGAGAATATCTTTCAAAGTTTTCTCCAAAATAATATATCGATATCATCTGACGTGCAAGAAATTCAATTTCTTCTAAGTCGTTTATATATATTGAAACAATATTGCCGTGAGCAATATCATTTCTTATATTTACTAGGTGCTGAATTCTAGAACTGTCAATTTTTCGTAACCTTTTTTTGTCTCTTCGTTTTCACAGGACTCTACCAAACTACTCAATGCCAGCACAATCCGCCTATGGTTCTTACTCTCTAAATACTTTTCTAATGCACCATTCAGTGTGCCTGAAATTTCCTCTAATGTTGAATCATCAAATCTTGTTTTGCTAAAATTAGTATTAAACATCTCTACTAAAAATTTTTTAAACTCTTCTTTACGATTACCTGAAGTATCTTGTAAAATTCCATTATTATCTATTTGCAATTTAGCTAATTTCTCAACAGGTTTGAAATACATAAAAAATTGTTCGTCTTCATGTTCCCTGTACTCATGCAACGCTCCCAAAGAACACATTAGCATCAAAGATAGAATTGTCTCTCGATGTTTTCTATTTCTCGTAGCTTTTAGTCTTAAGGTAATAATTTCAAGCTTTTCGCACCATGTTTGTGTAGCTACATTTTCCTTCTGTGTTTCGTAATAATCTTCATTAGTTTGATAAAAATCCTTGTTAATTGCAACAAATGGTATTGTGGTGAAGAAAGAAAGTAAAATAATTGCTTGTTCAATATTCTGTTTCTGTTCTGAATTAATCAAAAGATAGTGACTGAGATTACTGTTTACATATTTTATTTTACAATTCCAGAAAGATAAAACTGCACCATTCGGTAATTTAATCGCTGTTCCCCAAGGATCCTCTATTTCAAAAAAATCGAAGTCTAATTTTACTTCAAAACGCATTTCTTACCTCCCATAGCACTTTGTTTGAAACATATAAATAACACTTCAATTAATATTTTAACACAAAGTCAAAGAAAAACCGTAACCTTTCAGTCACAATCACTTACAAGTCTACATCAGTTCCTTTAAAAATCTGACAGTTATCTGCCCAGCTTCCGCAATTGTTATGCTGTCCACCACCTGACACATCTCATACGAATCGAATTCCCATGAAGGCTTGTTTATCATTTCAGCCAACTTTGAGCTATAATGCTTTTCTAGCGGACGATTTTCTTCTAGAATCTTATTCCACTTCCGATGCAATAGATCTACGTTCTCACTCAATAGTTCTACAGCCATTACTACGGCTTTCTCTAACGTCTCTTCATCGATATGATTATTCTGACAGCCAATCTGTCCTTTGACCCTATATCGATTGTTACATTGCCAAACCTTGCGTTTACCTCGACTTGTGGTCCAGTTCTTTCGTCCAAAGGCTGAACCACATTCTGCACAGAAAACCTTAGTCGTAAAAGGATTAACGTCATTTTGCATGATGTAAGCTTTCAGTTGATGTTCTTCTCGAAAGTCTCTCCTCCTTGTCAATTCCATCTGTACTAATTCCCATGTGTCTTTGTCAATAATAGCTTCATGGCTATTTTCTACATAGTATTGGTTAACCTGACCGTCATTTTGAACTCGTTTCTTAGTCAGAAAATCAACGGTAAAAGTCTTTTGTAATAAGGCATCACCCTTATACTTTTCATTTTGAAGCATCTTCTGTATAGCACTTGGATACCAATTTGCCTTTCCAGTCCAACCAGGTATTTCATTGTCATTCAAATATTTAGCTATGGACTCAGGACTATAGCCTTCTAAGAATTTCTCGTAAATGAATTTTACTGTTTCTGCTTGCACTGGGTTTATGATGAGTCTACCATTCTCATCTTTGTCATACCCCATGAACTTAGTGGTATTCACCCGAACTTCACCACGTTCAAACTTCTTACGAATTCCCCACGTCGCATTCTCTGAGATAGAGCGTGACTCATCCTGTGCTAACGAAGAAAGGATTGTAAGGAGAACTTCACCTTTGGAATCCAAGCTGTCAATATTCTCCTTCTCAAAAGTCACACCAACACTAAGTTCTTTCAGCTCTCGGACGTATTTGATACAATCAAGGGTGTTTCTGGCAAATCGACTGATCGACTTGACCAAAATCCTATCCACCTTACCAGCCCTACAATCTTGTATCAATCGGTTAAAGGCATCACGTTTTTTGGTATTGGTTGCTGAAATGCCTTCATCCGCATAGATATCTACAAGCTCATAATCCTCATGCTTTAAGATGTAATCTCGGTAATACCTGACTTGGTTCTCATAGCTTGATAGCTGTTCGTCTTGGTCGGTGGACACCCGACAATAGGCGGCTACTCTGATTTTCTCTTTGATATGGTGTAGCGTTGTTACCTGTACCTTCTTTGCTGGAATAACTGTAATGTTTTTGCCCATCTTCAATCCTTTCTATTACGGTTACTGCTGTCTGTATTTGCCAATCATTTATATCGTTTTCAGGCACTCTCATCCCTTGACAGGAAATTTTACCCTCTTTAATATACTTAGAACAACACCAGACAATCTTTCCCTTGTAGGAAACCTGTCGCTTGAGAGTTGAGCTACAATATTGACATTTGAGGAGACCTGTAAAACGATAAATTTTATTCGGTCCTTGATTCCGACTGTTTTGGTTTAATTTCTCCTGAACCACTTGCCAGTCGTCCTTTGAAATAATAGCCTCATGATTATCTTCAATAAGATATTGTTCCACCTGTCCTTGGTTCAAGCGTTTCTTTCCGTTCACACCATCATGAAAATATTTTTGAAGAAGAACAGAACCCTTATACTTTTCATTTCTTAGAATATTTCGGATAGTGGTGTCATACCACTTTGCTCCTGTAACGGTAGGAACTTTCTCGTGATTGAGTTGTTTGGCGATGCGATGAAGTCCCATACCATCCAAATAGAGATGAAAAATCCGTCTCACAACCAAAGCTTCTTCCTCATTAATAACCAACTCTCCCTTATCATCCACATCGTAACCCATAAAACGCTTGGTATTGATAACCATTTCTCCTCGTTGAAACTTTTTTTGAAAAGCCCAACGCTGATTAGCGCTCATACTTTCTAATTCTTCTTCAGCTAGACTAGCCAAAACTGAAAGCATGACCTCTCCTTCACTCGAAAGTGTATTGATGTTCTGTTCTTCAAAATAGATTCCAACACCAAATACTTTCAACTCACGACTAACTTCAAGTATTGTCATGGTGCTCCTCGCAAAGCGTGAGATAGACTTGGTATGTATCAAATCTATTTGCCCCTTCCGACAATCCTCAATCATAGCTTGAAAGCTAGGGCGATAATCAGTTGAACCTGAAATCCCCTTGTCGTGATAGACACCCACAAAGGTAACATCATCTCGATTGCCATATAGATTTGTAAAATAAGCTATCTGATTCTCAAGGGAATCCAACTGACTACTGTTAGTGGTCGATACCCTAACATAGGCACAGACTCGTTGTTTTTCAGGGGTGTGTTTTGCCTTAATTAACTTTACCGTCATTTAATATCCTCCCTATGTACAGCACACTATATATCACTCTAAAGCCTCAATAAGTCAAGTTATCAGCTAACTATATCCCTCTACCTATTAGGGGAACAAAAATGCGATTTAGTCTAAACAATGAAAAAAATTTTCCGTTGTTTTAACTCTTATTACTTTACTAAGTAGGTTTGAGTCAGAAATTTCCTTAGGAAATAAAAAAAGCGTAGCCCTTTGACTACGCTTTGCATTTTGACTTGAAAATTTCTACCTGTATGATATAATTGATATGGAAAAAGGAGCTGGTCTGCAAACCAACTCCAATGTAGAACCGTTTAGGACGGTGACTCATTTATAAGCTAATAGAAATAGCCGTTACTCGCCAAAGTATTGACGGCTATTTCTTTTTATCATCGTCTTTGAAGATTTTATAGCACAAGCCAATCAAAGAAATGGTAAAGCTACCAAAACCTAAGATAGTCTGCACAACTTCAAAAGCGGTCAAAAAGTGCTCCCTCCTCTCCGTCAGATTTTGATGGATTGCCCATAGGCATCACCTCTCTTTCGGTTTCAGGAGCCACCGTCTTCACTTTTCTACACTATTTATTATATCAGGAAAGCTACCCATTCGGTAGCTTATTTTTTGTAAATACTGACTGTTATACTCTAAACCAACCGATAACTTTACCAAGTTTGACGGTGCCAGATGCATCATAAATCGAGCCATCTGCCATCCAAACACGCTTCACTCGTCGTGTGATACCGCCACCCCCAATTTCCAATTGATCATTGATGCCGTTCTTATTGTTGTCAGAATAGCCATCCACATTCTGCTCCACACCATCAATGCTTGTACCATCGGAATCAGAGATACAAATACCGATGTGACCATAAGGCATACCAATCGTATCAATCACATAGAAGTCTCCAGCTTTTGGGTTTACTCCCCACGCATCTTGAATAACTGTAAAGCCATTGTCCTTTGCCTTAGTCAAACAATCAATGGCATTCGTATAAGCCATGTTCTTATCAGTCACTTCCTGCACAATTTTATCCACTAGACTGACACATTGCCCACCATAAGGGTTGGTTGGCACAGTCACTTTCTGACCGACCTTAGATAAGGCTGAAGCAACCACACGTTGTGCCACACTGGTTGGGATACTAGTGATTGTTTTGCTAGAAGGATGCACTTTTAAGGTTTGACCAATCTTGAGGACATCAGTCTTCTTCAACCCATTGACTAAAAGTAATTGATCTAACGACAAGCCAAAGCGCTTCGCTATCCCATAGTAAGTATCCCCTTTTTGAGCCCTATAGGTTTGTTCACTATGTATGGTTTGAATCACCTCAAGGTCTTGTTCCAAGACCCAAGACTGGATACCTGACAAGAGATAAGCTTTCGTACTCCTTGACTGCTTTACCGTCTTTTTCTGTACAATCGTATAAGTCTTTCCCTTAACCCAAGTGGCAATCGCCTGCCCTGTTTGGTAATGTGTCGCATGAGGAAGAACCCGCACATGACCACCAATAAGATAGTCAACAGAGGTAGAATCACTGGTACTAGGATTGGGTTGTTGGGAGGGGGGCTGAAGAGTGCTTGTTGCCACCTCCTGTTTCGTAATCGCAGACACCAAGCCTTTGGCTATCTCCTCCTTCTTAGTTTCAAAGATAGTCATGTCCGCTTCGTTATCGATAAAAGCAATCTCCACTAAGCGATAAGTGTAGCCTCTTTCTTTGGCCACGTTGGCATTATAGAGCCAGTCCACCTTCTTAATTCCACGATTCGGGAAATACTTGGCAAGCACAGTTAAAATAGCTTCATCTTCTTGGTCTGCTGTCAAAGAGGATTGAATAAGAACTTCCGTCCCTCGTGCCGTGCCATTAAAGGCATTAAAGTGAAGTTCGGTAATAGAGTCATAGCCCTTACCAAGGCTTGCCAGTGACTGATAATCATAGACGTTTTGATCTGTGATATAGTCGATCGATTTTCCACTGTACTTGGACATGAGTTTAGCTAACTCACGTACCTTGCCAGCTTCCGTTATCCCACGTTTGCTGTTAATTGCTCCTGGATCATAAGCTGTTCGCCCTTGGCCATGACCACAAATGACTAGATGTTTTCCCATATTAGTCTCCTTCTTTCTCGTTAAATTGTTTTAAGAGGGTTTGCAGTTTCTCAGGGATAGGTAAGCCAATCCGAACCACATTTTCCAAGATACTTAAGCCTTCATTGCTCAAGTAAAAGAAAATCACCATGGTGCGAATCTCCCCACCCTGTTTGATGATTTTAGTATCAATGAGGTGTCCCACGGATACCAAAAAGAGAATGGCAATCTTTTTGAAGATGCCTTTAAAACCTATGCTGCTGGAGAGGTTCTTCTCGACAACCGCCGCAAAGAACCCCGTCACATAATCAATAATGAGAAAAATAAAAAGGGCATATAAAACCCCGTCAACTTCTCCAAAAATAGAACCGATAAGCCCTCCAATCGCTGAGAAGAGAACTTTGTTTGTTGCCAGTAATTCTTTCATAATGACACTTTCCTTTCTTAGGCTGTCCTACGCCAACGGTAAACCGTAACGTAAGGTTGTAAGTTATTGTGTGGCTTGTTGCCACCAGTATTTCCTGTGTTATTCCCTTGAGGATAAAGACTAGAGTTCCCATCTGAAGAGTAGTCTCGTCGAATAGCCTGATTGCCATTATTGGCAGATACATACTGAGCATGAGAGTGAGACGGCATTTCATCAATGGTCAAGGTATGTGTTTTACTACCGCCTGACTTATTAATGCTATTAAACTCACTTTCATTCTCAGATACGCCAACTAAGACCCTGCCATTGCCAAACCTCTCCCAAGTCCCACCCATAATGGTAGCTGGACTGGTACTTGACGTCGACTCGTAAATCACACCGACTGGGTAAAAGATATCAAGAAGTTTCTTATTCTTCATATAAATCTCACCATCAAAATAAGCAGGTAAACTCCCGTCCACATCAAGCACCCCTCTTGTCCAAGCTTTGCCTATCCCCATACCAGATGGACTTAAGCCATAGACAACCTTTTCTGGACCAATGGTAAATTCAAAGGTCGTGGAATAAAAAACATCCGCTAATATTCCAATAATAGTATAGGACTTTGTCGTATCGTAGGTGTCCCCCAAAATAGCTTGGAAAGCCGTCTTTGTGTGTTCCGTTGTTGACGTCCAGTTGGCAGCACCACCTGCGTTTGTGATCTTCTGTCCAGTTGCCAAATCGACCACTTCCCAAGTCAACGTTGCCTTGTTCTTTTGGACATTACTAATAGTCAAAGGGGCAATCTTAAGCTTTCGTGTGACCGTCACCTGATTCATACTAGAACCAGCTCGAACCGCTGAGAATGAAAAGATAGGTTTGAAATACTCTAATAAGGTTATCTCCACTTCTTTTCGAGCACTTTGTCGCCCTCTCGAATCGGTCACATAGGCAGAGACCTTAGCGCGACCAATCCAGTTAATACCTCCCAAAAGACCGTTATTACTTGTTGCCACATTTGGAAGTTGAACCCACTGGTTATTCTCAAACTTAAAGACCTCTGCACGAAAACCAGTCGAAGGAATAGTCGATCCGTAAACACCAACTCCTTGGTTGAAGGTCACTTTAGGGTTAGACACCAACTGGGCAAAACTCGTACCAGTTAAAATCGTTTTTGCAGTGGCATGGGATTCTGAAACAGAAATATTGCCCAAGGTTGGAACAACTGACGTCGGTAGGTTGAGGGTAATGGGAATTGTCATAGAACCTATTGTCTTACCACCATAGATAGTAGCTAGCGTTAAATGACCGTTACCTGAGGTGCTATTTGGAATTTGAGTTGCTAATTGCGATATTGATGGCGTCCAAGTTACAGAGGTCGCAATGCCTGTTGCAATAGTGCCACTGAGAGATCCAAAATGCCATGTGATATTATGGGTAAAATCACTACTAGCGCGCTTAATCGTAATGGTTACGGCTTGCCCCATCATATTCCCAGAAACTGTAGCACTCGATGACCGTGGAATATCACTTAAACGTAGCGTTTGTGACCCTGTATTCAAGGTGCCAGGCGACCAGCCACCAGACCCAGAGAAGGTCGCTGAAAAACTGATGGTTTTTGACCCATTCGAATCATGTGACACAGTGATGGTCTTATCAATCAAGTGAAGAGAACTATGAGCAGTATACATATCTGGTCGCCCTGACCAAGAAAGCGTCTGCCCATTGATAGACACACTTGCCCTACAGTCATACATCCCAAAGGTCGTATAACCATTCTTTAGCCAAAGTTGGACTCGGACAGTAGATGTATTATTAGCCGTTGAAGTTCCTGTTTCTTCCACTCGTAAAAGTAATGTATAGCCCCTATCATTATTTGAACCATAATCTGCCATAGGATCTCCTTTCTACTTGGCATCAATAAAACGACAAACTAGATGCTTAGCATTATGTCTTGCGGCTTCTAGTCGGTAATAACCAACCTGTAAGGTCTCCACAAAAACCCCATGATGAATTTTAATGACACCAGCTGTAACCGTCATAACGGCATTACCAGCTGACTTAATCATCATCCCTTGTGGGGTTAATTCGATATATTCAGAGTTATCCTTCTTACCAATAATTACCCCATTATCACCAGCTCTCAAATAGGTATTGACAAAGTTAAGCAAGAGACTGTTGGCTTTAAGATCTGCTTCAATAGCTGCGATACGAGCCGTATTATCAATAAAGTCTTGATTAAATTGCGTAAGGACAGCTTCATTATTCTTCTCAAACTCTTTATAAGACTTGAGCCAATCAGCTACTTCTTTTGCCAAAGCTCTCGCTTCAAGGTCCACTCGGAGAGATTCTGTCTTTTCAGTTAGAAGGTCTAATTGCTGCTTCATAAACCCGTTGTCAGCTTTGGTATCAATCTGAGCGATAAGATCATTCAAAGAAGGCCCAGGCGCTGAAGCAACGTTGCCATCTTCCAATTGAACATTTCTAAGATAAACCACATCTCCTACTGACCACGAACCTGACTTTAAGTAAAAGATATAAGAATAGTACTGATAACTACTTACTTTCCATGAAGAAACAAACCTTTGCCAATCTGTTGTTACTTCGTAAGCTTTCGTTCCACCGAGTTCACAACCCATATTGAGTGTGACAGATTTTGAACACTTAATATCAATTGAAAAAGTCATAGTCGCACCAATTCGACTCCTTAAATCATAGAAGTTCCGATGAAAGCCGCCAGTACCTGCTTTGGTACAGATCAACTTAATAGTCACCCCACTAACAGAACTCGTATCTTCAATTACCTCCTTCTTCCACTCAGAGGTTACTGATGAAAAGGTCACAGCCTTCATT